GATCCAAGATGATCTCAGTCCGATCGAGATAGAGCTACAGAGAATAGCTAACAGACTGGAGAGCGTCTGTGGCTCTTCTTATCAGACATGTGACAAGTGCGGAGAGAAAGGAAGAGGCTTCTCTAATCTGATGGAGGGCACGTTCACTTGCCTCAGATGTCACATGAAGAAGGAAGCGGAACGACTAGACTCTGATCCCGAATGGATCAAGAAGGAGAAAGTCTGGAAGATGAGAAAGGCGAGAGATGTATGGAATAGTAAGCCAACACTCTTCGATATGACTCAATCCGAAAAGGAACAGTTAGCCAGAAAGATATATGATCACACGTTGCAATAAGTGTAAAGGTCTCTGCTGTCGTAGAATTGGTCAGTTCCAGATCATGAAGATATACGATCGTGGAGATGGGGTATGTAAGTATCTGACAGAAGACAACAAGTGCGAGATCTACGACCATCGCCCTTTGATATGCAACACTGACCGTCTATATGAGCTCTTCTATGTAAATAAAATCACAAGGGAAGAGTATGACAGGCTCAACGATGAAGCCTGTGAAGAACTCAAGAGGTTATACCATGAAAAAGAAGAAAGAGACAGAAGATCGCAGAATGAACGAGAACAGCAAGATGACTGATCGCGAGATCGCTGAGCTTCTCGTTCCAGACTCTACTACTCAGAAGTTGACTGACGAGCAAGTGAAAGAGATTATTGGAAGAGGATGCGTTCCAGCAGTTGATCTGCAACAGGAGAAGTGGGACCGACTGTTAGACACTCTCGGAGACATGTTGATGGCACAGACTGAGATTCTGAACATCCTGAAGAGATCAGAAGCTCGTCAGAAGTTCGACATGGATATGCGATATGGAGCTTCCTGATGAAGCTACAAGGAGTGCTATATGAAGCTACAAGATGAGCTAGACAAGAGCTGGACTGACATAACTCTGGATAGCGGTGACGTGAACGAAGACTTCACTATCGCTATGCTGAGCACGAACGACAAGAACGAGTTCGCTAAGCTTGCTTTCCAGTTCTGCGTAAAAGGAACTACTTTCGAAGAGCTAGATGATGACTGGTACGAGAAGAAGACTCTCTTGATCCGTCACTTCATGAGCAAGATGTACATCAAGGCTCCGATGCCGAAAGTGTACAATAAGCTGATGACGATCTTGGAGAGGAGAGATGCGAGACACTGGTCATCTGACAGCAAGATCAGAACTATCGACATCCTACAACCGAACAACGACGTCAAGGTAACTATAAGCGACTTCTGATGGCAGTGAATCACGAGTACAAACTGTTTCCAAAGCAGAGGGAATTCTTCAACAGCAAGGCTCCTATCTGCTATCTTTGTTGTGGACGAGGATTCGGCAAGAGCTATGTAGCGAGTCTGTACATAGCGCTGAACTTCTTGAAGGGACTCAGAATCATCGCTCTCGCACAGAACTTCAAGGCTCTGAACGAAGTCTTGTTCAGCGAGATTCTGACCAGACTGCAAGAGCTCGCTATTCCGTACAATTTCGAGAAGCAGGGAATGAAGATCACTTACGGAGACGGAGTGATCTATGGAGCATCTTACGAGAACATCGAGTCCATAAGAGGTCTTTCAAGGATCTCTATCGCTGTATGCGACGAGGCTGCTCTTGCACCTCCGACTCTGTTCACGGCTCTGTCTCCTTGCTTGAGAGGCGAAGGAATTGATCCATACATCAGACTTCTGTCAACTCCGAGAAAGGGATCGTTCTTGAACCTGTATGCTAAAGAGCATCCAGATCTGGTCGAAGTGATCCACGCTAAGACGACCGACAATCCTCTTATCACTCAAGAGCAGCTCCAGCTGATGAGCAACTCTATCGTCAACGAAGATATGCTGAGACAGGAGCTAGAGGGCGAGATGCTTGACATCGACTCGGATGCTTCTATTTTGCAGCTAAAGGACTATCCTACGAGAGATTCGGGTATACCCGGAGTGAACTACATGGGTATAGACCTTTCAGGCTTAGGAGCGGATAATAACGTCTTTACGGTAGCGAACAGGTACAGGATCGAGGAACAAGTCAAGATCCAGAGCGCAAACTCGTTCGAGCTAGCCGACATCGCAGAGAGACTCGTTCAGAAGTGGAGCATTCAGGGAATCTTCATAGACATCACTGGATCGACTAGCTGTGGAGCTCTTGACGTGATGAGATCGAAAGGACTTCAGGTGACTGGAATCAACTTCGCTCAGAAGCCGTTCGACTGCGACACTGGCAACAGATGCGCTAACGCTAGAGCTGAGATGTATCTGGATCTCGCTAAGTACGTCAAAGACGGCTTGTTCGTATCGAGCGACGACATCAAGACTCAGTTGGCGTACACTACAGTATTCGTCAATCAGTCTGGCAAGATGCAGATCATCAAGAAAGCTGACATCAAGGAACTGATAGGACACTCTCCTGACGAAGCTGACTCGCTGGCTCTAGCTGTCTATGCGATGGAGCACAAGTCTGTCAGTCTGACTAAAGACGAAGAGAGAAAGAAAGCGTCAGAAGTGGCTGCTCGTTACGCATACTTCTGGCACAGAGACAACGACATTGAGTGACAATCGCTCAATGCAAAATTTATGAAAAACGAAGGAGCAATTGCATGATTTCAGTACGCGAGCTCATAAAAGAGGCTACATCGAGAGCCAACATCGTACCAAGAAGACAGGCAGTCCCTGGAAACTTGGTCGAGATTGCCTTCAATCATCTGAAGGGAATCGTATCTAAGTACAACAATGACAATCTTCTCGCATTCACTCAAGAGAACATCACGCTTCCGCTCAAAGAGAAGATCCACATCTACGATGAGAATGACAGTCTTCTCGGTCCTTACGACAAAGTCTTCGACGGTGTAGATGAGCTTAACGCTTACGAGCTCACTAAAGACGACGTGGACAATGGAACTATAGCTATCGTCAGAGAAGATGGCTACGAGAACGCATACTGGTTCGCTATCAGAGTTGGAACTCCGTCTGGTCCAGTATACACGTGGTCTGGAGGTCACATTCCAGAGAACGTTCCGTATCGTCTACAGAAGATGATAGACTATCGCAACATGTATCAGATGTACTGTCCTGACGTGAGCAAGATCAACACGCTCACGATGATCAAGATGAACGAGCAGAACATTCCTTGGACCTACGAGCTCAACTTCATGCCGTATGACAAGTTCGAGAGATGCGGACCATCTGATCCAGTGTTCACGTTCGTCGGCAAGGCAGAGGGAGAATGGATCATTCAGGTCAAGCCGATGGCTGTCAGACAGATCGGATTCAAGATGAAGCTCAACTACAACAGAGCTCTTGACTTCGACATTGACGACGATCTGATGGTTCCTGACAACTACACAGAGCTTCTCATCACTGCACTAACTCACAAGCTAGCTCTTCAGTTCCCGAGACTGGACGACGCTCAGATGCAGAGACTAGAGAATGATCTTCGCGTCATGGTAGACAATGTCAGAACTCCGAAGGCTGATGTCCGTCAGGTTCTGAGAAACATGGACTATCACGGCAGAGGAACGATGACTCAGTGGGAGCTAGAAGCTGGTAACTGGATCTTCGGAGGCTAACGATGGGAAAAGTCAAGCTGATTCAGAATATCGCTGGATCAATCAGCAAGAGCAACGTCCAGAAAGTTGGTCTGGGCGAGTGCATCAACATGTACTGCGAGAAGCAGAATCCGACTGAGCACTCATGTGATCTTCTGATGAGAACTGTTCAGGGAGAGATCCAAGCAGCTCTGATTCCTGGACGATGCAGAGGCATGTTCAGAGTCTCTAGAGGTATCGACAACCGTCCTAACCTCTACGCTGTGTATGATCAGACGCTCTATCTGATCAACAGCCTACATGAGTGCACAGTCATCGGTCATCTTGACTCTTACACTTCAGAAGTTCACATGACGGAGACTGGAGGTTACGGCTCAGCACATCCTCATCTCATTCTAGTCGATGGCAACTCTGTCTATGCAGTCGACACGACTCTAAGCATAGGTGACCAGCAAGCAGACTTCAAGA